GCAGTTGAAGGAGGCCTTCCGGGAGGGCTTCGTCAGCCGCACGTCGATGGCGGACTGGTACGAGAATGACCGCATGTGGACGCTGCCGAATTCGGCGGACGTGGCCGGCGAGATCAACAACGGCACGCTGACGAGCGGCATCACCGCGCTGACGGTGGACGGCCTGACGGCTGCGCCGGTCGAGGGCATGGTGTTCACGGTGCAGGGCACCTACGACGTTCACCCGGAGACGAAGGCGGCGCTGCCTCACCTGAAGCAGTTCACCTGCGCGGCTGGCTGCACGACCACGAACCTGGCATTCACGCCTGCGCTGATCTACGACACCACGAACCCGCGGCAGAACTGCTCGGGTGCACCGACGAACGATGACGACATCACCTTCGTCGGCGCGCTGAGCACGAACTACGTGCAGCCGCTGATGTATCACAAGGAAGCCTATGCGTTCGTGACGGCCGACCTGCCGCTGGTGGACGACGCCCACAAGTGCGTCCGTCGCGTCAAGGAAGGCCTGTCGATGCGCGCATGGATGGGTTCGGACATCCGCAACGACGAGTTGCTGCTGCGCCTGGACATCCTGTACGGCTTCGCGGCCCTTCGTCCCGAATGGGCCTGCCGCATGATCGGCGCGGCCAACACCTAAGGAGCATTACTCATGGCAACCTATGAACGACTCGACTACGGCAGCCCGGACGGCAGCCGCTGGGGTGGCGACTCGCTGGACAAGGTGGCGTTCTACGGCGGCACGCCCGTCGTGCAGCGGCCCTTCTCTTCGGCGGTGCACGTCACCTCGGCGCTCGCATCGAGCACGGATTTCGGCGCGACGCAGCTTGCGGCGGTGCAGGAAATCCAGAACACGCTGATCGGCCTCGGTATCTGGGCGACGGCTTAACGACCGTGAAGGTCGCATTCGGCATCCCGACGATTTCCAAGCCGTTTCAGGAGTGCCTGAACGCGCTGGAGTCGTCGGTGCCGTTGCTAAACGCGGCCGGTCTGGACCACTACCTCGTGGCGAAGATCGGCTGCCCGTACATCAGTTCGGCCCGCGCGACGATGCTCCGACAGGCGCTCGACGCGAAGGCCGACGTTATCGTGTTCATAGACCACGATATGAGCTGGGCGCCTGGCGACTTGGTGCGCCTGATCCAGACCCCGGGCGACGTGGTTTGCGGGACGTACCGCTACAAGCGCGACCCGGTGGAATTCATGGGCTACCCGATGCTAGGAGATACCGGGCACCCATTGGGCCGAGAGGACGGGTGCGTGCTGATGCACTCGGCTCCTGCTGGGTTCCTGAAGATCACGCGCGAGTGCGTGCAGCGGTTCATGAGGGCGTACCCTGAGCTGGTCTTCGGCGACCCATGTTGGCCGAGCGTGGACCTGTTTAACCACGGGGCACACAAGGGCGTCTGGTGGGGTGAGGACTACGCTTTCTGCCGCAACTGGCGCGATGCTGGGGGCGAGGTCTGGTGCATTCCTGACCTGCAACTGACGCACCATACGAAGGACCAGGCCTACCCTGGGAACTATCACGAGTACCTGCTCGGGCTGGGCAGCAAGGAAGCGGCATCATGATGGATCGTGAATTGACCCTCGTTGTCCCTACCGGGGCGACTACTTCGACCGTTTCAGTGAGCGGCACGTCGGCGCAGTCCGTGGCCTTGTCTGGCGGGTCGAGTGCGGTTGTTTACACGCCGGTCGATTGCTTCGTCACGCAGGGCGTGAACCCGACAGCGACCACGGCGTGCATGCCGCTCTTGGCTGGGCAGCAGTACCGGCTCGGCGGTCTTCAGCCCAACAACAAGCTCGCGTTCATCACGAGCGGCGGGACTGGTACGGTCTACATCACGCCCGGCGCATGATCTACGCCAAGCATCCAACGCTCGGGAACGCGCAGTTCCCGGACGACAAGCGCGCCGAGCTTGAGGCACAGGGCTGGGTGATCTGGCCTCGCGCGCCTGAGCAGAAGGCGGGACAGGTTGCGGCCCCGCGGGAGGAACCACAGGCGCCTCCTCCGCCTGCTTCCGCGGTGGCCGCATCCGTTGTGACCCGTGCCGAAGCGCTGGCCTACGCTGAGCAGCGCGGCGTGCGCGTGGACGGGCGATGGTCCGATTCGCGGCTGATGAAGGAGCTAGGCTTGTGATGCCGGCGCTGATCTCCGGCTTGCCTGCATCCGCGATTCGTCGCGTTGCACCGTCTTTCCGCTTTCTTGCTCTGGCCGTAGGCGGGTTTTGCTCTCGCAAGACAGCCAGCGTCGTGACCCCCCCGGTGGGGGTGCGGTAGTGTCAGCTCCTCAAGGTTTGCAGGTCAACCGATGCCGGACCCCAGAGGCTTACATGCAGCCGGTTGGCGAAGGGCATCGGTACTCGCATCAGCCTGCGAGACTCAAGGATAACGCATGACTACGGCCCGCGCAATCATCGAGGACACGCTGACCTTCGGCCTGAACCGGCTTTCGCCCGGAGAGGCTGCGGATGCCGACACGCTGGCGACCTGCATGCGCGGGCTCAATTCCGTCGTGGACGAGATCAACGGCGGGAAGTCGATGCTCTTCCGCGAGGTGCTGACGGCTTCGGGGGCGGCTATCTCGGCCGCGACGGCGCTGCTAGGTACGGACTGGACCACGCTTGTCCCTGGCGATGAAGTGATCGCGGCCTCGTACAGCGACGGCTCGCAAGACGTGCCGATGCACGAGCTGACGATGGCGCAATACCAGGCCATCGCAGACAAGACCACGAGCGGCGACCCGGAATTCTGGGCGCACGACGGACTCTCGACGCTGTACTTCTACCCGGTGCCGAACAGCAAGACGATCACCCTGCGCACGAAGGCGGCGATGACCGAATTCGCGGCGGTGGACACGGACTACACGCTGCCGAAGGGCTACAGGTCGGCGCTGTCGGCGCTGCTGTGCCCGTTGCTGGCTCCGGTGATGAACCCGGGCGTCATGGCGTCGGCGGTGATGCAAGCCCGTTCGGCCCGGCTGCGGCTGCTGGCGCAGAACGTCAACCCCGCGATCCTGAACGCTGGGCGCGGCCGGGCGAGCATCCTGCGGGGATGGTGACATGGCCGGCACCAAGGCGCTCCAAGCTGTAGGGCCTTCCTATCAGCTAGCGGATCGCCGCGCGGCGAGTCAGCGGTCTATCAACCTGTACTTGTCGCGCATCGAGGGCCTGGGCGAGGACAAGCAGTTGATCCTGAAGAGCGTGCCTGGGTTCACCCAACTCCAGTATTTCGGGTTAGGGCAGGACATTACTGGCATGTACGCGGCCGGCAGTCGGCGATTCGTTGTTGTGGCTGGCGGGCTTCGTGAGTATGTGCGGGTCGGCGACATCTATAACCAGGTGACGCACGGAACCATCGAGGGCGACGGCCACGCTTCGATGATCCACGGCGAGACGCAGCTCGTCATCACGAACGGGACGAAGGGCTACGTCTTCAATCTGGGCACGAACGTGCTCGCCGAGATCACGGACGCCGACTTTCGTGGCAGCGACCATGTGGATTACCTCGATGGGTACTTCATCTTTTCCTACCCCGGGTCGGACCAGTTCCAGATTTCGGCCATCGACGACGGGTCGGCCTTCGATGCGCTGGACTTCAGCAGCTCGGACACGCAGCCCGACTCGGTAGTGACGTTCCGGGTTCACAAGCGGGAACTGGTGCTGTTCGGCGAGTGGGCGTCGGAAGTGTGGATCATCACCGACAACGCAGACTTCCCGCTCACGCGCTCGAACACGACGCCCATCGAGGTGGGTTGCGTCGGCAAGCGTGCCGTAGTGAAGACGGTGGATTCCCTCGTGTTCGTCGGACAGACCAAGAACGGGCGCGGGTTCGTTTACCAGCTCGAAGGCTATCAGCCGAAGCGAATCAGCACGGTGGCGATTGAGGAAGCCTTGCGCGGTAGCACGGACATCACGCAAACCGTGCTCTGGACGTACCAAACTGACGGGGCCGAGTTTGTGGGCGTCACGGCGCCGGGGCTCGAAACGACGTGGGTCTACGACCTATCGACCGGGCAATGGCACGAGCGCGCCGAGGTCATCAATAACGAGTGGGCGCCGATGACTATCGACCAGATCGTGCAAGTGGCAGGCAGGCACTATGTCACCTACACGCGCTTCCCGGCGCGCGGGAATCCGCGCACATGGGCGTTTGGCTATCTCGACACTGCAAGTCGGGCGGTGGGGTACGGCACACTGGCACGGGAGCGGACATGGCCGCACCTGCCCACGGCCTCAGCCGAGCCGATCAACTTTCGCAGCCTCGAGCTGCTGTGCAAAACCGGGAGCGGTGGGGACGTGACGCTCGAATGCTCTAACGACGGCGGGCTGACCTGGGGCGCGGTGCTGAATCGGACGCTTGGTGCTGCGGGGGCCTACATGCAGCGCATCCGGTGGCATTTCCTGGGCGCGGCCCGGGATCGGGTGTTTCGG